GTTGTTTCTTTTTCATCTACCTCCCCTTAAACAAAAAGGGGGCTTATGAAACCCCCCATTCCCTGCTTTGGTACAAGTAGCTTTGAGATAGTAGCCACTTTTGGCATTCGTATCCGGTACCCGTTCAAACTTCCATTCTGATACATTAGACGAGAGTGGCAACAGACCATCAAAATCATAATGACGGATGTAGTTGCGCCCACCAATCTGCAGATTCTCAAAGCGACGATTCAAACCTTTCACATCTTCTGAATAGGAGACTTTTGCGACATAGTCCATGGCCACTTGCTCTCGGACAGTTCTGGCCTGATTGGCTGTTTCCGTCCGTACATACTGCTCCAGTCGTTCCTGCCGTTCTCCATCTTTTGAAACATACCCCTGAACCTGTTGGAGCGTTGTTTCAAGTCCAGATAGAGTCTGCTTGACTTCTGTCTTACTGACAAAAGTTCCCATTTTCTGAAGAGTCTCTTTTTGAAAAGCATTCAGTTCGGCTGTTGTTTGATTTGTCACTTCTTGGACGTTGTTTAGAGCTTGCTGAGTGGCTCCTGCCTTGCCTAAGGCTTCTTCCGTCTTTTGAGTAATCGTATGAAGAGTCGACTCTGTCGATTTCGTAAAAGCAGTAAACGAACTCTGAATCTGATCACGAGTCTGAGCTGCAATTTCTTCTGCCTTTGCTTTGGCCTTTTCAATGCCGTCTAGTACCTTGCTCTCTTGCTTCTCAAAAGCAGCATCAAAGGCCCGATTGGCATTTTCTAAAGCTCGTTCAATAATCAACTCTTGACTGACTTTAACAAGATTCAAAATGGAATGTGCTGTAGCAGTTATATTTGAAGAGCTCCCATGGCTACTTACTTTTGCAGCATCATCAAAGGTCAATGAGATATATTCTTTAGTCAGCGCATCATATTCATAAGCTACTGCTTGTTTGATGACATCTACATGGTGTTTTCTGCTCTTTAGAGTAATCCAGTCAGCTAAATGAACCGTTTGACCATCTAGCTCATAGGCTTCTATCACAATTGCATCTTGCTCTCGGTCAATCTTATCATGATAGAATTTACTCTCACCCCATTTTCGCAATTCCTCAAGGGTTTTAAGATTGTTATTCGTGAATTCTTTTTCGTTGATATAGGGATAAGCATCAAGCAAAGGACTATCAACAGTCACTGTTAACGTCTTCTCTTCTTTAGCTCCGTCTGGTTTAAAGGTCGAATGAACATGGATACGTGTCACTACAGTTTGCGAACTTCTATTCCGTTTGTATGATTTCAGGTTTTGATGAGTCGTAACAATGACACCACGATTCTCTCCTCTGTGCTCTTGAATGGAGAATGAGAAATTATCTCGAATAAGCTCTCCTTCCCAAGTTCCGACAATAGAATGAGCACCATCTAACAGGACGTTATAAAGCGTAGTTGTATCAGCCGTGTTAAAATCCCTGTGTTTGGTAATATCACTTGTGAAAGAAAAAGGCTCAATACTTGTCTTAGCCGCCTGGACCATGCTAGACAAGGCCGTCATACAACCTACTTGAGAATTGCCAATTGGCTTGATGGAATGCTGCATGACATCATCCGTAATGTGGTAACACAGAACCTCCACATGGTCATCCATTTCAACTGGTTTCTTAATACGAAAAAGCTGTTCTCCTAATTGAGGGACAGGAGCCTTAATGAGTTTATCTACTTTCAATAGCCGATAAAGATGGCTGTCCGTGATGGGATACTTGAGGGTTAAGGTAAAATCTCCATTCAACGTTTCCTTTACCCTAGCAGATACTGCTTCATAAAGGGGGATACCGTTCCATTTAACTGTCTGTACTTCCTTATCCAATAAATAAAGCATTAAGCCCACCCCCAGACAATCTCAAAACGAATGGACTGAATCCCAGTTTCCAATACGACTCCCACTGTTGTATCTTTTGAAGGGTCAATCGTTAAAAAGTCACCAGACCACTTGATGCTTTTTCCCGATAAGGTTCTAAAACTTGGTTTGTCAGGGTTGTTATCCATCACCAGTGTTTCACCAGACTCTATTTTCTCCAAACGAATAACCTGACTGCCAATCGTAAAACTGGTTTCAGTTGAGGTGTTTCCAATTATTGTCAATTTGGGAAAAGCCAAAGCCGACCCCTTCGTTCGCAGAGCACCATTTTGAGTGAACGACTGACTATCTGTATCTTTAAAGAACTTTGTGGGATGGCATTGGAATGTCGCTTCCATCTCATAAACCTCATGCTTGTCCTTTATAACTTTTGAAACAAGGACCTTATAGCACCAGAGTTGGACTGTTTTCAACTGCTCGCTCTCCAGCCAAAACTGTTCTTTAGAAAAGAGAGTCAAAAACTGAAAAAGTTCTTCTTCACTTGGCTTGACCACATAAATCTTAAATGTCAACTCCATCACATTGCGATTCTTGTTGGTTTCCATGACGGCACCACTGATCCCTCTATGCTCAAGGAGCTGAGTCTTGCTGCTTTTCATGACAATCGGTGGACTGTTTTCTACAATCACCTTAAAAGGGAAAGAGGAAGTATGCACCCCATCAATCACCAACTCATTGTGTCGAATCATATTCCCAATCCTTTCAGTTGTTTTTGCCTAGTGAGTTCATCTGCCAATCTTCCTGCTACATGTTCTGCCAAGCGTTCTAAATCCGCTTCTTCTCTGATCACAACATCTGAAATCGTAATGGTAATCTGCGGCAGAGCATCCAAGGTAGAAGCAATTCCACGACCAATCTGACTCAATGTTTCTCTGTTTAAGGGAAGAACCGCCTCTCTGCCTGCCTCCCCTCCTACTAAGAGATTCGTACCATTTAGGCCAAAGATGGTTGGCTTGGTTAAAATCCCACCCTTGGCATACCATTCAATCCCAATCCGTGGAATATCCCCTTTTAGCCAATCAAGCGGATTGGCCGACCCACTGACACTAAAGTGTGGCAAAGGAATATGCGGCCAAGAGATATGAAAATTAAAGAGACTCTTTATGGCATTGATGGCAGAGGATACGGCATTTTTAGCCCCATCAATCGCTCCAGAAATGGCATTTTTAATTCCATCCCAAATATTTCGAACAGTTGAGAAGATGTTGTTTAGGATATTTGATATGGTCTGCAAGATACCATTCCAGATATTAGATAGTGTGCTTGCAATCCCCTGAACAATCCCTGTCACCGTGGATTGAATGGCATTCCAAATGGATGAAAATAAAGAAGAAAGGGCTGATAAAATATTTGAAACACTATCTCTGATACCGTTCCAGCTATTCACTATAAATTGCCAGATGGCATTAAGAATGGTGCCAATGATGGACTGAATCCCTTCCCATACGGTAGATACAATTTGCTTAATGGTTTCCCAGGCACCAGACCAATCCCCAGTAATTACCTGCATGACCAATGTGATAATGCTAAGAATAATATTTAGGACTGTTTCTATTATCGTCTTGATAATATCCCAGGCTGTTGTGACAACGAGCTTGATATTCTCCCAAACGGCTGTTAGATAAGGCCCAATTAAATCCATAATGGTGGTGATTACCGTCGAAATGGCATTCCAGACTGTCGTTGCAGTATCTTGAATCAACTGGTGATTTTCCTGCCACCAAGAAACCAAGGTTCCCCAAATTTCCATCACAAAGTCTACGACTTGTTGAACGATGAAAGAAATAGCTGAATAGATAGCATTCCAAGCTTCAGTAACAGCCGTTCTGAAAGCTTCATTATGTTCCCATAGCTCCTTAATACCAATGACCAAAAAAGCACCAGCCGCTATCACCGCAAGTACAATCCCTACAATCGGAGCAGCCGCAGCTAACATCCCTCCAATCGTCGTCCCAAGAGCTAAAGCTGCAGCTTGTAAGGCTACAATAATGGGTAAGAGAATACCCGCAACAGTCACCAGTCCACCCACAACCAGAATGAACTCCCGCACAGGTTCCGGAAGATTCAAGAACCATTCCGCAACACTTTTTAAAAGCGGAACAAGTTGTTGGAGAAACGGAGCTAGGGTTTCTGCAATCGCTCCTCCAACTTCGGCCATGGCCTCTTTAGCTGCATTTTGAGCTAAGGTGAACTGATCAATAGGGTCAAGTGTTGCTTCATAGGTGGAAGCAACCACTCCCTTTGCTTTTTCTGCGGTTCCCGCTAAATCATCAAAAGATAGAGCCCCCCGCTTAATGGCATCCACCATCCGTGGAGCAGCTTTAGTACCAAAGATGCTGG